TTATCGCGTGCGTGTATTTCCGCCCTTTGTTCGGGGGTCAATTTAGGCCGCCTTTGCATGATTTCGGCGAACGTAGGCGTAACCTCCGGAAGGCTCTTCAGGATGTCCCCAAACAAAGGAGAAAGGGGTTCCGTGGTTAGGGCCTCTTTGTAGTGCTTTTCGCGGAACTCGCAGGCCGTGTTCACGTCGTAGTCTCTTAAGGCCCCGCAGAGCGTCGGCGTATCGAGCCGCCCGTAAAGGTCTATCTTCCCTCTCCGTATCTGGGTAAAGACGTGTACTACCTCTTCTATTTTCAGGGTCCGAAATTCGTCGATAATGTCTTCTACCGCAGTCAGTACGTCTTCCTCACTGGAGAACGTGTTGTTTACTTTGACCGCTTGAGACAGTCGTACGATTTCGCGACCCAGAAAGGCCCGAAGGAGTTCTGGGCTTTCAGAGTTCGCCCGTGAAACGCTTGTGCCATTCCGGTGCATTTCCTCCGGACCGGCCTTTACCAGTTCCTGTATTCGAGGGATAGAGACCGCGCCACCCGTTTGCGATGGCTGTACCGATAATTGTTCGCGCTGTTTCATAGTCGCCGTTTGATATTTTTTGGAGGTGGTGTAACGCTACCTGCTCCGACTGCAAAGTACGGAACGAGAATTTAAAGTGGGTCCGCTTGTATTCTTTCCACGAGGCCCAGAGTTCGACAAACTCCGAACCTTCAAATGGCATCAAAATATCAGATTTCCCTTTCTTAGTATCTATACTAGTACTCTTTATTCTATCTACTAGTTTAGTATGTGTTCCATTTGGAACATCTAGTTGTTCCATTTGGAACAAGTTCTTGTTCCTTTTGGAACTTCTTTTGTTCTGAATGGAACAAGTTCCAGACGGAACAAGTTCCGAAATAGCAAGTTTTCGAGTCCGTCCGTAACCGTCGCGGTCGAGGTATCCAGTCTCCAAAAGGTGTACTATCATTTTCCGTACTTGGACCTCGGAACAGTCCAGACGTTCGGCGAAGTATTCGTTACTGGCGAAACACTCCTTCCCGGTATCTACGAACCCTGCGACCTCGGCCAAAAAAAGCCTCTCCAAGATAGAGAGGCCTTTTAAGGTCCATATACGCTCTGGAATCCAGCGTCCGGAGGTCATGAGTTCAAACGGGTTTCGGTGTCCGTCACGGCCTTAATAATGGCCTCAAACGGAGTCCCAGTGATAGAGTTCCATTCCCGGATGTACTTCAGGAAGTTCGCGGGCTTCTCATAACTCCAACTCCGGACCGCTTGCACGGTTACGCCAATGGCTTCCGCCGCGCCGCTTAGCGTCCTGTAATGAGTTAATAGCATCAACTCGAGAGGGGTTCGTGGGTTCATATTGTTCGATGTATTGGAGGGCTTCTAATTTAGAGAAATTCCCTAGTTTCATAAGGCCCGATAGATTCGAAAACGGGCTTTCAAGCCAGTAGGTTCGTATATCGGTTGCGGTGTTCGTGAATTGTACAGGGTATCTACGGCTCATTACATCTGCATCAGTTTATCCCGCAGAGTAAGGAGGTACTGGGCACGCTCCAGAAGACGTTCGTCGCTGGGAAGGGATTCGCCGCCCGCGAAACCCAGCTGGATAGCTTGACCGATAGCCCACGACGCGTCGATACGGCGCTGAACGTCGTCCGGCTTCGCGCCTCCGGGTTGCGGCCTTTGGAGTTTCCATTTTGTCAAGCCCAAAGGATTAGGTTTGGCTTCTACGATTTCTACCACGTCCCCGGCTTTCCACTGGTCCGGCTTCTTCGCGAGGACCTCCCCGGCGCGGTTATCCTCGAGAATAATTTCCATCCGGTACAGGAGTCCGTACTGGCTTTCCCACGTTCCGTTCTGGGTTACTTGTGCAATTTTCATTTAACCGTGTTTTGGTGGTTTGATTCGATGTATTCGTTAAGGTCTCGAATGGCTTTTGCTAGGTTCAGCAAATGCCACTCGATTCCGTATTCGTCTTTGTCTGCTAGTTTCTTTCGGTAGTACTGGTAGTACTCCCACACGTCCGGCTTGAGTTCGCGCATTAGTACCCTTTGCTTTCGATTACCCAGTCCCGTACCATATCGCGGAAATCCGCAGAACTGGTTACTACTTCCGTCACGTCTATCTGTACTCCCTTAAAGCAGAGAAATACCTTCTGAACGTCTACGCAATCCCCGGCCCACGACCCGTCGTCGTCATCTGAATAGGCTTCGTAGTGGCATTCGAACTCGAGGTGCTGGATTTGCACGTCCTCTACCGGAATCAGTGTGTAGTCTTCCATGGCTTTGTTTGTTTGACCCGACAAAGATACGCGAAAGTTCTATACCTGCAAACTTTCCTGAATCTTTTTTTAACCTACTGGGAAGAAAAAAGGGCCGCCCGACGTTTCAGGCAGCCCTTTACCAAATTATCAAACAAACGAATGCACGTTCCACACGTCCAGCGTTCGGGTCAAAGATAAAGGCCCCACCCCTTCGCTAAAGGGTGAGGCCTACACAAACCTGCTTCTATGAATCGCGACCCAAAGATATACAAAGGGGCACAATGGCAACCGCGCAAAGAACTACCGCGGGCCACGTGATACCGTGCTCGACAATATCGTAACAAGCGGTCGACGCAATTAGACCCCCCACGGTTCGCTTCGCAGACCATCGGGTTAGGTCTCCCTTCGTCTTAAAGATTTGGGTTAAATCTAGACCCCTTAAAATCGATAATAAGGGGTTCACTTGTTCCGTCCAAGAACTACCGCGTTCACGATTCGCTTTAGAAGGTCGAGAATTGTGTCGTCCTTCTTCGTTTCCGTTAGCGCCGTAAACGTGCCCAAAAGGGTTATCACCGCGAGAAGAATCTCGGTCCAGTTTTCTGCGAAAAAGTCCCACATGTCAAAGGGTTTTAGTGTGCTTCCTGTATCCGTATATGATAACGCTCGCTCGGCATTCTTTGCTTTTCGAAGTACATCCACCACCCGCCCAGGCGTGGCTGTGCAAAGCCCTTCTCAACCTCCCACCCGGCGAACCGGTCCAGCATCTTGTAACTCCCCAACTTCAAGTGGTGTACCGTGTCCTCCCTTAGGTTCCCTTTCTCGTTAATCCGTTCTACCGAAATAGGCAGGTGCCACTTCTGGTGGGTGTGACCGCTCACGATAATATCGGCGTCCGGCCATTCCTTCTGGTCTATATCGGCGTTTAGCACTCCTTTCGAGCGGGGCGCGTTGCCTCCGTACCCGTGGTGGAAGTGCAGGTTAAAACGTTCCTGAAAGGTTCCCCTAGTAATTCGCAGCATAATCCACCCCGAATACGGCCCTGGAGTTACCCCTCCAAGTCCTTGACAAAGCCGGTCAATGGGGGACGTGCTTAACCGCTTCTCGATATTGGTTTCGTGGTTACCCCGTCCGATAAAAACGAAGTTCTCCGCGTACGGCTTCAGGTATTCTATACTGTCTTCGATTACCGCGTCTAGGTAATTGATAGACTTGTATTCGGGTCGCAGGCCCGCGTAACTCCTTCGCGGGTCGTACATGCCTTGCATCAGGTCGAACCAGTCCCCAAATACGAGGACCTTCGCCCCCTTCTCCTTGGCTTCGTCTAGGTGTTTCGTTAAGAGTTCACGGTGGCACTTTACCGAGTCGAAGTGAACGTCCGAAAGAAGGAGAAAATTATCCGAAGGGACAATATCCAGACCGAAGACCGTAGGAGAATAGTGCCTCATTCGTCGGGGAGGGGTGCGTTTACGTCTAGCTTGAGGTCTGCGAACTTCTCTCCGACCTTAAACGAAGGGCATGCCTTCGCGTCTGTGAAGTCGTTATGCCCCCAAACCTCCAGAGGGCCGAACCTATTCCGCAAAGTCGCCACGAGGTCCCGGAACGTCTTTTCTTGTTTCGGGTTCATAGTGTCCTTGGCCTTCTTGTTTTCTACTCCCCCGACGTAACAGATACCTATGCTGGCGCGGTTGTATCCTAGTACGTGGCTTCCGATTTGCTGTAAAGGCCTTCCGTATTCTAGCTTACCCGAAAGCTTGATTACGAAGTGGTAGCCTATGTCTTTCCACCCTTTGCCTTTGTGCCATTTCCGTATTTCTGCCGCCCCCACGTCCATAGTAACCGGAGTAGCAGAACAATGAAGAACGAGGTACTTGAGTTCACGCATTGAAAAGGGATTTCAGATAGCCCGCTATAATAACACCAACTCCCCCGATACTACCGAGCCACTTGAATTCAAGATTCTCGATTTTCTTCTCGTGTTTGTCTAGGGACTCTTTGTGGAAGTCGAGTTTGGTTTCTATCCGGGCTAGCCCCTCCCGTATTTCCTGTAGTGCGTCCATCCATCCACCGTTTTAGCTTTTCGATATTAGCGTTCCGGTCCTGCTTCATTTATTGATAGCGTAGGCGTACTCTGGAGTGATATTCGGGACGGTATACGTTCCGGAAATCGCGAGTCCAGATTGATAGTACTTAAACGGCTGGGCACAGATACGGTTCTGCAAATTGGTAGAATACTCCGGGAAGAGGCTAGGGTTCTGGCAGAGGTACCGGTACATCTGGTTCGTGTAGAAGTTGGCATTTTGCCTACAGCGTTCCAGTTCCCTGTGGTAGTCCGCTTGAGAAATAGCCGTCGTATTTTCTGAACTCCGGATAACTAAACCTCCGTTATCGATTTTCACGTACAGGGTCGGGAGGAGTTCTACCATAGTCCACCACGCCGTAGCCTTGCGGACGTAGTTTTCTACGAGGGTAAGGTAATTCCCTGTCAGAGTTCCGCCGCTAATCTTCGTCCGTAGCGCGTCGTACAGGTCCGAACCCAGATAGATTTGGACGTTCTTATCCTGTGCGAGGATAGCCGCCTGCGTTATATAGTTTTCGTCTACCCCGCCGTTTAACTGGGTTACCCGCTTCAGGTAGTTCGGGTTGATAAAGAGTACTTCGGCCATTATCGGGGAGTTGTGAATTTGCGGGGCTTCAAGAAACCTCTGTTTTTCATGTCGCGGGGGCGCTGGGCCACCTTGCGGTCATTTTCTTCTAGCGCGTTCTTCTTGCGTTCGTCCGGCGGGAGGGCCTGAATCAGGCGCTTCGCCTCGTTGACAGAAACGAGGTCGTTATTACGCTTCAGGTACGTTTGGCGCATCCAGAAATGGCGACAGGAACCGCCACCTTTGTATAACCAAATGTCGTACGTGTCGGCTCCGTTTGGTCCCCAGCCGGGGTTCACCGCTTGACTGCCTGCCTGCATAATATCCTCTTTCCGGTAGACCTTCATGGCCTGAATCATACGCGTGCAGAAATCGCGGCTCCTTCCGTCTGCGAGGGTCGTAGGAGCGTACGCGTACCGTACCCGAACGATTTCGTTATCCTGCGAACTCTTCGCTTGAGGGTTATTCCGGAGCGTACGCGCAAACGTCCACAGCGCGTCGTATTCTTCTTCCCGGTCGTAGTCTACTTCCCTTTCATCGATTAACTCCCAGTCGTCGCCCATCTGCTCCCCCAGTCCTTCGAGGTAGTCCGCTACCCCGTCGAGGTTGTGTTCTTCCGAAAGTTCTACCAAACTAGAATCCACTCCCGAAGCGTTTAGAAGCGTTTTAACGGCTTCCTCGATTACTTGTTGGTAGGGAGTGATTACCTGCTGCTCGAAAAGGTCCATAGAGGCCTCTAATTCGCTTCCGCCTCCTAGTTTGCCCGCGACCATAACCCCGAACATCTGCGGGTTAGTGACTCGGTGGCCTATCATAATCTTCGCGGTGGTTTCTTCCGAAAGGAACTGGTACTGCTTATCCGCGTCCGAAAGGGTAAACGCCTCGATAGTCGGGGCGCGGTCCGGTTCGTCGGAAAAGGTCATCCAGAACTTACCCGCGTTCTGTGCTCCGGCGGCCTGCCTTTCGATGTCCCGCCGAATTTCGCGGCGTTCTTCGTCCGACGGAATACCGTTCTTAAAGTGGATAGCGAACGAAGGAGAAAGACCGTTCTTGATATTGTTTATGTGGAATACCGAAATTTCCTTCTCGAGTTCGATATAGTTAATGGCTCCGATATAGTCGGGCTTTGGGTAGTAGTAAGACCCTACCGAAAACGGCTTTACATAGAGAACCTGCGTCGGGTACTCGTTTTTTGTCTCTGGGTTAAAGCGGGCTATGGCCATAGGCTCCTGTCTGGAGTCGCTCCAGTCCCTCGAGTAGTAATACCACTGTACTACCTCTTCTTCGTCGCAGACCCCCGAACGTAGATTCTCGAACGGGAGGTGGCTAATATTCGCAATTACCGTCCGGTCTACGCTCCAGTTCACTTCGAGAGCGAAACCGTTCTGAATCTTTAGGTCGATAGCGCATTTCCGGAGTTCCGAATTCAGGTCCCACTGGGCCGCGAGCAGTTTCGCGTTGAGGTCGGCCGGCTCGAACCCCTCCCCGTAAATCATCATCCCGATAGTCGTGCATAACGCGTTATGCGTCGGGCTCGAGTGGTACAGGTCTACCAGATAGTTAGGGAATAGGTTATCGTCCCCGTACTTGACCCAGTCCCCCTTTGCGTGTTCGCGGTAGGACCTAGCTTCGTACGTCTTGAGTTGGACGTTTTCGATTTTATTCGTTGCCATAGAACAGTACGTTATCTTCGAGAGTGATAGTAGGGAGGCTTACGATACCCGCCCCCGGAACGCGCAAGGTACCTTGCTCGATTAAAGCTACAACCGCCGCGTTATTTGGGTCTTTGTTGGTACTTGAGTTCTGGGCATAGACGAAATAATCGTAATCCCCGGTCTCCGTCAAAAGGACGTTATTCGTGGTAGTCGCGTTTGTAGCTACCTGAATCTTTGTGTACCTCGGATTGTCGTTAATCACGTAACCCACGAAATAGAAATCTTCGAGGGTCATCCGGTGTACCAGCTTAAACAGGTAATGGGTGTACGTGTAATCCCGCCCCGCGTCCTGAAGCGTGAGGTAGATGTTCTGGTTACCGCTATTCGAGTTTAAGTACAACATCTCGAGGGATTAGGTGTGCTTCGGGTACTACTTCGTCGAGGTCGTAGTTCTCGGGGCTGTACTTATAACGCGCAAAGGCACTAACATTTACGGAACTCTTTACATCCGCTACCGTAGGCGTTTGGCTCCAGTAGGGTTCTACCTTCGTTTTCTCCCAGACGCTACGACGGGAACAGCCGTCTAGACCTACCTGCCTATCAGTCCACATAACCGGGACCTTATCTACCAAACGTCGAGCCATAAAGCGGCCGGCCCCCGAAGCATAACCCCGAAACAAAGTCCCTTCTCTGGTGTCCGCTCGGAACATGTAGATATTTCGAGACCCGGCGAACTCGTACTCTTTCATGAGTTCTACGATATGCGCCCCGCCTCCCGGAAGGATAAAATCGTCCGAACCTAACTGGAGCATAAAGTCCCACGAGAAATCCCGCATCCAGTCCAATAACTCGTTATTCTTTGTTCCTAGTCGTTCGTTCGCGAACCACTTGTAATTCCATCCGAATTCTTGCGCCAGTTGCTCGTGTTCGTCTTCTGAAACCGCGATATAGGGAACCAGTTCGGCCCCGTTTTCTTGGAACTCCTTTTGGATTCTCTGAAGGCCTACGTAGCAGGCCCGCGTCAGTTCTACCCGCTTCCAGACGGGGATATGAAGGGCTATTTTCATGGAAAGTAAATACGGTATAGGCGTGGCCAATTGTGGTGGTGCAGGTCCCAGATAGTCAACCCCTCCGGCGGAGGGATATAGCCAAAATAGTCTTCTTTGTGCGGGAGGGCGTAGGCCTTTACCTCGTTCTTCCGCATCCAAGAACCTACCAAAATATCTAGGCAGTTCCAGTCGTATTCGAGACCTTGGAGCAGGGCCGCGTAAATATGAGCAGGATAGAACGAAACCCCGGTACCCGGAACGTCTACTCGTTTCGTGTCTGGGTTCGCACGTAGGCAGTGCGCTACGGCCTTCGGTTCGTGTCCGTGTACCTCTTTCCCGTGGTGGGTGAGGATAGCGTTCGGAAACGCCCCCGAATAGTTTAAGAAATCTTCTACGTACGTAGGTGGGTATATCAGGTCATCGTCGCACGAAATAAAGTCCCCAGGCACGTGTGCTAGCTTGGAGAAGTCCCCTCGGTTTGGTCCGTGTGTAACCGTTATCCAGTCCGTTTCTAAATCGAGCGGGAAAGATTCGTCCGCCCAGTAGATATACAACTGTCGTACCTGTCCCTTCAGGGAAAATATAGCCTCTTTGGAGGCGGGCCACCGTTCGGGAAGGCAGGCCATGCCAGCGTTAACCATATAGCAAAGAAAAGGCCGGGAATACCCCGGCCCTATCCTAACCAAGAAAACAAACCTTTTACGTCTCCGAAGTATAAGTAATATTCGTAACAGCGGTAAGGACCGGAGCGGGTAACTTTTCTTCCGCCGTAAACGTCAACGTGTAGCCGTGCATATCGGCGGCCGCCGTTCCTACCGTAATGGTGCCTCCCGTAACGTCTACGCCGTTCAGAAGACCCATAACCAAACGTTCGCCGTTGGCGGTTTCTACGATAACGCACAGACGCGTCTTAATCAGGTCTGCGATTTCGGCGTTAACGGCCGCTTCCATCTTTGGAATCGTGACCTCGAGAACCTGAGAATAGAAGACGTTCCCCGTTTCCATAGACGCGTTAATCGTCTGGACAAACGAAGCCGTGTTCTTCGTCAACTGGAAAGCATAGACGGTAATTGCCTCCGCCGCACCTGCGAGAGCACCCGCCGAAGGAGTCCCCCAGTTTGAGCCGTCTGGGTCGAAAGTCTTAACCCAGAAGCGACGTACACCCCCGATAGCGTCTTTACAGGGGTATCCCCGTCCCGTGATTGTGATATTACAAGCCATTGATTTTGGGATTAAAGACAAAAGGAAGGGGCTATTAGCCCCCTCCTTCTATCGGGTTTCTATTAGGTGGTCCGACGGAGCAAGCCGTACGAATCGTGGTCTACTACCTGCGTACCGAAAGCGAACTTCATGATAACGCGGGTAACGTCGTCTCCCGTCACGCCCATGAGGTCGAGAACTGCGGCCTCGGTGAGGTCGGTCAGCAGGTTCGTTCCTGCGTACAGGTTCTCAACACGCGAAATCAAAAGCGTGTCATTCGGGAAACCGCCGGGGCAAACGACGGTGTGACCTGCGTACTTGTCGGCCATACCTTCTGCGAGGTAAGGCAGGTTGTACGTAGCAGCCAAAGCGGAGTAGTACAAAGACTTCGACGCGCGGCTCATGTAGATAATGGCAGTAGTGTCGCCACGGAGAACCGGCGGGCAGTTCGTAGTGGTCAAAGACTCCAACTTCGAAAGGATATTCGCAGCAGACAGGGCAGCCGTTAAGTTTGCTTCGTAGGTCGGCGAAGCCAAAACCATTTGACGGAGCAGACCGTTGAACGCGGTGTAGGTAGCACCCGTCGCCGTACCGGCGTCGATGTTGTAATTACCCTGCCAGATATTGAACTCGATAGATTCTGCGGCCTTCTTTGCGACGTACTGTGCCGCCGCTGCCTTCATGTCCGCCGGAGCCGGAGCCGCAGCACCAATCATTTGCTCAGACTCCCACGCCATATGGAGGTCTTTGTTACAGATTTGGTCGTTAATCTGCAGGTCCGTCAAAGACAGAGCAACGTCGGACAAAGCCAAAGCCGTACCCGTCGTAAACGTGCAAGTAGCGGCCTGAATTTGGCTACCGGAGAACTTCCGCAGTTGAGCACGTCCGCGGACGTTGTTCAGTACGGTGACATAGTTGTTTGCGATTGTGTCTGCGGCGAGAATCGCGGGGGCCACATAGGGAAGCGCCTGTTTCCCTACGTAGTTACTGGTGATTGAAGCATCTGCCATGATTACTGCATAAAGTGGTTTTGAATGATTGCAACGCGCTCCGCTACGGAGTGGTTAGAAAGGTTGAGGGGTTTTACCTCTTTTTGAACTGGGGCCTTACGGATTGCCGGGGTAGCCGTCTTTCCAAGTTTCTCGATTTGCGCGTCGCGCTCTGCGATAGCTTTAGAAACCTTCTTCAGTTCTTGACTCATCGACTTGATAGCCTCCGAAATCATAGACTGGACTTCTTCGCGGGTGAGAACTTCGCTCATCTTCTCCTCGTCTTCTTTCGCCTCTTCCACCTCCTCGACTTCCGGGGCCATCCACTCTGCGATAGCGCCTTCCGTTACGACGAACTTCGTTCCGTCCTCGAGGGTGTAGTCTCCGTCCGGGAGCGGGATTTGTTCCCCTTCGTCATTCACGACAAAAACGGGAACGCCGATAGCCCACTCCTCGGCTTCGGTTTGGATTTCCTGCCCTCCTTCGAGGATGGCAGTAGCCAGTGCGACCTTCTCCTCCGACAGCATAGCGCTGTACTTGGAAAACAGGGCCGCAACTCTTTGGTTAATGTTCATTGAGTTATAGGGTTTAAGGGTTTAACCATTTGCAAGGTCATTTCTTGACAGAAGCAACCTCCGCGCGGACGTCCTCTAGAATTTCTTCGAGTTCTCCTAGGAACGAATCCGCCGACAGGTCGACCTTCCGCGTGAACATCCCTTCGATACTGAAGCCTTTAATTCGGTTCTCTTTTACCCATTCCTGCCAGATAGCATCGGAATCGATTTTCATGGAAACCATCCACGTTCCACGTGGAACATTCATGCCGTACATGCGGCTCTTATCCTGTTCCCCTTCGACAATCCACGACTCAATAACCGTAGTTCCATTTAAGGGAACTTCGTGCTCCAGGGTAGCGCGGTTCTGGTTGCCTGCCTTAAAATAGAGTTCCATGGCTTTGCGTACGGTCTCCTTCGAGAACCAGATATGGAATTCCTGCTCGTCTTTCCGCCGGTAAATAGGTTTGTCGGGAATCAGAGCAGGCCCCATAACCACCCGCCGTTCTTTGTCGGTGGTTTGGAAGTTGTACTGAGTAGAAAGGGCGACCCAGTCCGCTTCGATAGCAGGTTCTGCCACCAAAGAAATCGCCTGAATGCCGTACGCGTCGGCTTGTTCGTCGATTACGAGTTCGAAAATTTCCATTATCCTACTAGGCTAGCTTGTTCTTTTATCTTTTGGTTCGCTTGTTGCGCGTTTGAAACGTCCGAGGCGAGTACATAACTCCGGAACCCGCTCGTTTGGCTTCCATTCATAAACGAAAGGTCTATCTGCGGGGCTTGCGGACCTCCGCCGCCGCCGCCTCCGCCTCCTCCGGCCGTGTTCATATTCGCCATTTCGTCCGAGGGTGGCCACTTCTGTTTGCTAATCGTTGCAATTTGTGCAATACCCATAGCCGCCACGGATGCCGCTTGAATAATTCGCAGGATAGTCGAGGGCTGGGTTTTATCGGTAAGGGCTGCGGTAACACCTTCGGCGGTATTCATAATCGCAGAGGCCATAGAAATAGCCTTGTTTATCTTGAAGTTGCGTTCGGCCCTCTTTTCGTCTCCTTTGGTAAACGCTTCGTTTAGCGCGTTGATAGCCTCCAACGTTCCGGTAGCAAAAGAAACCGCCGCCTTTGCTTTGTCTTTCTGGATATTCGCGTAATCGTGCAGGTAATTATTTTCCGATTCTCTTTGTGTATTCAGATAGTCGTAATTGCCTCGTATTAACTGCTTATTTACTTGGTTTTGGGTCTCTAACTGTTTTTGCGCTGCCTCCCCAATTAAACGCGCCCGCTTCTGTAGTTCGACATTTAGGGCTTTGAGGTCCTGTAACTCTTTATTTCTTTGCTCCTGTGCATCTAGTGCCGCCTGTTCCCTTTCTGCCTTTGCTTCAGCCTCCTGTGCTTTCTTTTCCGCAGCGGCGGCCCTCTGCTCCGCCCGAAGTCCGTTTACCTTATTGCGTAACTCCGTCTGTAACGTCGAAGATTCCGCTTGCAGGTTGTAAACCTCTGCCTCCAGTTCCGCAAGTTTCCGTGCTTCTTCTACGGTTGCGGTTCTACCGTGGAGAGCCTGGCGTGCCAGACGTAGTTCCGTGTTCGCGTTGCCTAGCCTTTGCGAAAGCAATTTAGCTTCCAAGGTAGAAGCCTGCTCCGCCGCTTTGATACGCTCCTTAATGGATTTTGTCGTATCGTCTGAAACACCTTTAAGGCGTTCAATTTCCGCCCTATTCTTTGCCGTTGCAATAGTTACGGAGTTTTGTGCCCTTGCAAGTTCTTGAGTCGCCCGCGTTAACTCCGCCTGTGCAGCCGAGACCTGTTTGATTTCTGTGCCGATTCCCGTAACCGCTGCCTTTGCGTCTGCCGCTGCTCCTTTGAAATCTCCCTGAAACAGTTTGACGATAGCGCCGCCTAAATCCGCGACCCTTTGAATAATCGTTTGGAAGATAGCCCCTAGCTGTTCGGTAGCTACTTGCAACATAGCAGCCCCTTCCGCCGTCTGGGTAAAGTAGGCCGCAAGGCTTCCCACCGCTACCGCTATGGCCCCAATACCCGTAGAAATAAGGGCGACCTTCAGAAGGCCCATCCCCTTAGTCATAGCCCCTACCGACTGGACCCCCTTATAGATATTAGAAGCCAGTCCGCCCGTTAACCCGTCGAGACCTTCTAGCGCACCTTTCCCGGTAGTACCTAGGTCATCGAATTTCTGTTCGGCGGCATCGAGGGCCGCGTCTAGCTTCGAGGTATTCGCCGATACGTCTACTACTACCTCGCCCCCTTTCTTAGCCATGGAAGATTCTATAAAGGATATACACTATTCCGCCGTACCACCCGAAGAAGACTATAAACGCCAGCACCGCATCCACAATCCTATGCCAAAGCGGGCGGCGCGGTTCCTTCAGTAAGTGAAACGCGTCTATGATATAACCGAAGTCTTTGCATCCCTTTACCTTAAACTTTCCGAAGTCGGGGAACTCTGTAGTTTTCATGGCTGGTAACAATAGGCGGTACCTGCGTCGTAGATAAATCCGTACCGTTCGCAGCAGGTCCTATTTACGGTGAAGATACTAGACCCGGTAGACGTAGTAAACTCGATTCTTCCCGTACGCCCTGTAGCCGGGAGGTAGGTACAATCCCGAATGGTTCCGAGAATCTTGAGAAGAGTAACCGTTACCGTCCCTTCTGTGGTCGGGTCGTATCCCGATATTTCTATAACCCTCCAGTACGTATCAAAAAGATAGATTTTGTCGCTCCATTCGAACGTCGAGAGGTCGTAGGGTTCGAGGCGGAACGTAGCCGTAAGTATCCGCGCATCCGAAGAATACAACTGGTTCGCGTATAGCTGCCAGTACTTGTTATACAACGTGTCGTAGGGGTTCGCGGTAATATCGAAGAACGGGAGTTCGATACCGAACATGAGAGAATCCGTAGTTACGTCCGCGTCTTGCGTGTTGTTCGTGTCGAACTGTCCAAAGAAAGGCAGGTCGTGCGATACCGCCGTTCCGGAGTTGTCTACGAGAATAGTCGTGTCCAGTTGCCCGTTCCAGTACGCGAGTCGTGCCTTTACTTCAGGTAACGAAACGTCTTCTGCGGCCTCCGCAGAAATTAGGCGTAGGATATTTAGAGAGGTATCTGGAACCAGCGACGTAACGAACGGAGCGAAACCCGATTCTATAATTTCTTCCCCCGTAGCGAAGTCGTTCGCCGGGTCGAGAATTTCGTGTTGTCCGTAAACGCGTGAGGTCGAGTTCTTAAAAGTTACGTTTACGAGGTCCTCCCCTTCGGAGTGGGTCCATACGTACCGCTTCTTCTGGAGGTCCGTAGTCGGGGTAACGTTAATATCCATTCCGAGGTCTATCTTATTCGTCCAGTCCTTCTTGTCCCCTGTGGCCATATAGTCGTTAAAGGGTTCGATATAGATTTTCTTCGGGTTGACTCGGTCGGGAATAAATACGAGGTTAAAGCACTTCTGAAGACCCATCAAAAAATCAATTTGCCGCATCTTTGGCATATTGCGCGCGGTGTCGAGCGTAGAAATAAACGGAGTTACTGAGGTTATGCGCCACGATGTTCCGCCAAGTCCTACGGTACTTCCATTTGATAAAAACGTAATGTTACCCGCGCTAGTCTGAACTTGCACCTTCCATGTAGTGCCTGCGGTAAAGTTTCCTGAAAAGGTTGCGAAGGCATTTGGACCTCCTAGCCCTGAAGAAATAGTATAATTGGTTGTTCCGTCCGTAAGTCGTAGCGTAGCCGTAGCCCCCGCCGTTCCATAGGTAACTTGATAATAAAAAGACATCGAATAGATTCCCGAGACGGGCACGGTCCATGTGGGGCTTGCGAAGTCCGCGCCCAAATCATAAAAGGGGTTCGTTTCTTGGAAGTTTACGTCGGTCCACGCAGTCGGAGCCGTCAAAGTCAGGTCCGAGGTTCTGCCTACCCAAAACTTCAAAGATTCAAGGTCTTCGGTAAACCGTAGGCTACGCCCTCCCCCGTGCAGCATCATATACAGGTCCGACTGTCCCGAAAGCCACGTAGACGCGTATTCGAATCCTGCCGTGTCGAAGATTTCTTTTACTACCTCCTCGACCCGAATAAACGGGGTAAAGTCCGAAGGGTACATCTTCGAGGTGCCGGGGTTCGTGGTTCCGTTCCAGTTCTGAAACCTGTCAACCACTCCGTACCTCACGTCTCCCGAAAGGAGGGACCCGCTCCAACTCCCCGTCACGTTCGAGTAGGTAACCGAATGGTCAAAAGCCGATAAATCCAAGTCCGACAAAAGCGCCTCCCCGACCGATTTCGCGAGGTCCGCCGTCTCCCCAAAGAAGACCAGTTCTACGTCTACAAACTTTCCTTTGGTTACATACCAGCCCTTTACCTGAATATAGCCCTGCATGATAAGTACGCCGCCGTCCATCAGACGCGCGGGTATTTTTTGCTTCAGGTCATACGCCGGAACCTGTGCCAGCGTATACGGTCCAAATACGTCCTCGTTCTTCGGGGTCAGAGGAACCCGGAACGTCTGCGAATATCCGGAGGTCGGTTTGTTGACTTCGGTAATATCCGTAAACGCGTACGTTAGGTTTACGGGTTCGAACTCGTAAATTTCCAGTTCCTTCCACGTGGTCCGGTATGCGAGAATCGTTAGCATCGAATCGTTTGAGCGAGTTCTACGTTTAGGGCCATCTGGGTCACGCGTCCGTCTGCGGTGGTTTTGTAGTTAGCCTGCGAGGTCGTAACGGTTACCGGATTCCATACCCCGTCGATTTTCGCGTACACCTTCCGCGAGCGGAGCAGGAACGGGAGCAGTTTAGAATCCGCGACGTTAAACACGCCGTTCAGGGTGTACTGGAGTTTCGCGGTCTTCTGGTACGCTTCTACCTCCGGGTTAAAACTCTGGAAGGTATAGGTAGTCGCGTCGTAATTGCCAAGGGCCTTGCGGTAGGTCTTTTCTTCGGTCGTGATACTACGCCCCGGCCGGCCTTCGAACTTGAGGTAGTCCCACCCGCCCCGCGAGTTCGCGAACGCTACCTGTACCGCCTGGTCTTTGTAGTCTGTGCAGTCACGAATGATAGACAGCACATTCCCTTCTTGAGTCCCAGACGCGTTCTGCGGGGTAATGGTAATTTGCTTCCACGCGGTAGCGGAAAATATCGGCGTAAGGAGTTGCGCGGGCATGATACCCGCGTATACCAGAAAGCCGTTTGTAGGGGAGGACGCGGACGGGAGTTGTGCGCCGTTCGTCGTGTTGAGGTCTTTCGTTACCGTAGTAGGTGAACCCGTCGGGGGGACGAGAAGGAAAGACAGCCGCGTAACATCCGAAACGGTGTCCTTATTGATAAAGGCCATAAAGCCTTCGTCATCGTCCGCTGCTTCTATCGTAATTACGTTGTTTACGGGTTCCCGGTCCGTTAGCCAAAACTTCTTTGTGCTGGCTGTTCCGTAGTAGTCCGCAAACGAGGGATGCAGGCCGCTAGAAACCTGCTCGTACCCGTCCATCACGTAGATATACTTCGTGGCCTGTGCGAGCGCCTCCGTTCCCGTGTACTCCCCGATTTTTACCTCGTACTTGTTCATGTTCCCGTTGCTACGGGTGTACGGGAGCGCGGAGTAATCGAAGAGCAGCGTAGAAGCGTTGTATACCTTTTCGTCTACCCGCGTCCGCGCCTGAATTACTCGGTTCAGGTCGAAATGCGCCCGGTCGTTAGAATTCGGCTTGAGGTAGTATTTCCCTATTTCCGTTCCGTTCTCGAACACCTGAACGATAAACGCGAACGCGTCCGTAATCGTGAGGGACGTTTGGAGCGTGTAGATAAGGGGCTGCCCGGCGGGCATCCACGTTTCGGACGGGTTAGACGTAAAAGACGCGGCCATAATTACGC